TGATCGGGCGCGTTGTGGCCGACATGGCCAAGAACGAGGGCGCCGACCAGTACGAGGTCTTCGAGTTCCCTGCGATTCTGACCGTCGAGGACCCGGATACGGGAGGCACGGTTGAGCGGGCCTTGTGGCCAGAGTTCTTTGACATCCCTGCGTTGCTGCGCACCAAGGCCAGCATGCCTACATATCAGTGGAACGCGCAGTATCAGCAGCAGCCGACGTCCGAGGAAGCCGCCATCGTGAAGCGGGAGTGGTGGCGCCTGTGGCTGAAGGACCAGCCCCCGCCCTGTGACTATATCATCGCCTCGCTGGACGCCGCGGCCGAGACCCACAACCGGGCCGACTATACATCGCTGACGGTGTGGGGTGTGTTCATGAACGAGGAGGAGGGGCACCACCAACTGATGCTGCTCCATGCGATCAAGGAGCGGCTGGAGTTCCCGGAGCTCAAACGCATAGCACTCGAGGTCTACAAGGAGTGGGAGCCGGACGCGTTCATCGTGGAGAAGAAGTCTGCGGGCGTGGCACTCTACCAAGAACTGCGGCGCACCGGACTGCCGGTCCAAGAGTACACCCCGCACCGGGGCACGGGCGACAAGATGGTGCGTCTCAACTCCGTGGCCGACATTATATCCTCAGGTCTCGTCTGGACGCCGGACCGGCGCTGGGCCGAGGAGGTCGTCGAAGAAGTGGCTGCGTTCCCGTTCGGGCCAAACGATGACCACGTCGACAGCACGGTGATGGCCTTGCTGCGGTTCCGCCAAGGGGGCTTCATCGCCTTGCCAACGGACGAAATTGACGAGCCAGAGTATACCCTGCCCATGCGGGAGGGCTATTATTGACACACCCACACTGTTATAGTGCCGCGACAGCACACACTCCGCAGGAGACCCCGAGATGGCCGTGACCAAACCAATGACCCCGTTTGACGTTGAAATTGGGGAAAATCCCGAGCTCGAGACGCTTGATTTCGATATGCCTGACGACGCCAACATCACCAAGATGGCGACCGAGGACGGCGAGATTATCATCGAGTTTGGTGATGATCTGTCGAATGACGAGGATGGGGAGGTCGTGGACCTACCGCACGACACCAACTTCGCCGATATCATGGAAGACGGCGAGCTGCAGTCGTTGGCGGCCGATCTGGTGGCGGACTTTATGTCGGACCGCACGAGCCGCAAGGAGTGGGCCAGCGCCTATATCAAGGGTCTTGACCTGCTGGGGATGAAGATCGAGGACCGCACGATACCGTGGCAGGGTGCCTCCGGTGTGTTCCACCCCATGCTGGCCGAGTCTGTGGTGCGCTTCCAAGCGCAGGCCATGAGCGAGATGATGCCCGCCGCCGGGCCGGTAAACACCAAGACTGTTGGCAAGATGACCCGCGAGAAGTTCGAGCAGTCCGTGCGGGTCAAGAACGAGCTAAACTATCTCATCACCGAGGAGATGGTCGAGTATCGCGACGAGATGGAGCAGATGACGTTCCGGCTGCCGCTGGCGGGCTCCGCGTTCAAAAAGGTCTACTATGACCCGCTGCTGGAGCGGCCGGTGTCTGTGTTTGTGCCGGCAGAAGACTTCGTCATCGCCTACGGCGCGTCAAACCTCGAGTCCTGTCCGCGCTACACGCACATCATGAAAAAGGACCCCAACGAGGTCCTCAAACTGCAGGTGTCCGGGTTCTACCGCGACGTCGACCTGCCCGCGGCCGCGGCCGAAAGCAGCGAGATCCAAGAAAAATACGACGAGCTCGAGGGTAACGAGACATCGCTGTCTGACGACGACCGGCACACACTGCTCGAGATGCACGTCGACATTGACCTGCCAGAGCCGTTCGGGGACGAGGACGGCATCGCGCGGCCATACGTCGTGACGATCGACCTGACGTCAAAAACCATCTTGGCCATCCGCCGGAATTGGTACGAGGAGGATGAGAAAAAGCGCAAGCGCATGCACTTCGTGCACTATTCATACCTGCCGGGCCTCGGGTTCTACGGCACGGGGCTGATCCACCTCATCGGCGGTCTGGCCAAGTCTGCCACGTCAATCATGCGTCAGCTTGTCGACGCGGGCACGCTGTCAAACCTGCCTGCGGGTCTCAAGACGCGCGGCATGCGCATCAAGGGCGACAACGGACCGCTGACCCCGGGCGAGTTCCGGGACGTCGACGTGCCGGCCGGGACCATTCGCGACAACATCTTCCCGCTACCGTTCAAAGAACCGTCGGGTGTGCTCTATCAGCTACTGGGCAACATCGTCGATGAGGGCCGCCGCATCGGCTCCGTGGCCGACATCCAAGTGGGTGACATGAGTGCGAACGCGCCCGTGGGCACCACGTTGGCGCTGATGGAGCGGTCGATGAAGGTCATGTCGGGGGTCCAAGCCCGCATGCACGCCGCGATGCACAAAGAGCTGCGCATCCTTGCCCGGGTGGTGCACGACTTCATGCCCGACGAGTACGCCTACGAGGTGGAGGGCAGCTTCAGCCGTCTGGCGGACTTCGACGCCAAAGTGGTTGACGTCATCCCTGTCTCCGATCCGAACGCCTCGACAATGGCGCAGCGCATCGTGCAGTATCAGGCCGCCCTGCAGCTCGCGCAGCAGTCGCCGCAGCTCTACGATATGGGTAAACTCCACCGGCAGATGCTCGAGGTGATGGGTATCCAAGACGCCGACCAGATCATCAAGCTGTCGGAAGATATCGCGCCGAAAGACCCGGTCAGCGAGAATATGGCGATTTTGCGGCAAGAGCCCGTCAAAGCGTTCCTCTACCAAGACCACGAGGCCCACCTCGCAGTGCACATGGCAGCTATGCAGGACCCCAAGCTCCAGCAGCTCGTGGGCCAGTCGCCGTTCGCCGCGGCAATCGGGGCTGCCATGGCCGCGCATATCACCGAGCACGTGGCGTTCCAGTACCGCAAAGATCTGGAGAAGCAGCTGGGCGTGCCCATGCCGCCAGAAGAAGATCCGCTGCCCGAGGATGTCGAGGTTCAGCTGTCTCAGGCGACAGCCATGGCCGCGCAGAAACTCTTGCAGGGCAATCAGGTCGAGGCCGCGCAGCAGCAGGCCGAGCAGGAAGCGCAGAACCCGCTGACGCAGATCCAGATGAAAGAGCTGGAGATCAAGGACCGCGCGCAGACGCTCAAAGAAACGATCGCCCAGCACGAGATGGCGCTGGAGAAGGCCAAGCTAGAGCTCGACATGGCCAACAAGACGGCCAACATCGAGGTGCAGCGTGAGCGCATCGCAGCTGAAGACGAGCGTGAGGGTGCCCGGGTCGGCGTCCGTCTGGCCACGCAGATCGCGTCAAACAACAGTGCCGAGACGCGCGAAGCGATGAAGGCCGGTACCGAGATTTCCAAGGAGGCTGTCAAAGGTCTCATGGGCCGCAACGGCGGGGGTGAGTGATGGAAGATAGTGTATTTGGCCTGCTCTACCGCCGCATCCGCGAGAAGAGGGAGCCCTTGGCAGACTATCTGACGCAGGGGGGTGCCAAGAACTACGAGGACTATGTCAGGGTATCGGCGCAACACGGCGCGTTGGTCGATATCGAAGAAGACATAAAAGAGCTGGAAAAGCGGTTTATGGACCAGTAAGCTGCTCGACATTCGCGGATGGGCCGCGCACGGCACCGGTGGGCCGAAAACCACTGCAGAGGTGAACATGTACGCTGCAAATAAATTCGAGGACGAAGACCTCAAAGCTAAACTTCCCGAACCCGTAGGCTACAAGATCTTGATCGCCGTCCCGGAGATCAACGAGAAGACCGAGGGCGGTCTTTATATGCCCGACAAACTGAAGCAAGCCGAAGAGACCGCGTCGATCATTGGCTTTGTCCTCAAGGTCGGTGTCGAAGCCTACTCAGACCCGGCAAAATTCCCGGACGGACCGTGGTGCAAAGAGGGCGATTTCATCATTTTTCGCTCGTATTCCGGTACCCGATTTAAGGTGTTGGGCAAAGAGTTCCGCATCATCAACGATGATACAGTCGAAGCCGTAGTGGAGGACCCTCGCGGGTATAGCAGAGCATGAACAACGCAGTTGAAAACGAAGACTTCGAGATCGAAGACAGCAAGTTTGAGATTGAGATCGAGGACGATACCCCTGCTGAAGACCGCGGCAAACCTCGCCGTCCGGAAGGCGCCGCCCCCGACGTGCCCGAGGACGATGAGCTCGAGAGCTACAGCGACAGTGTCAAAAAGCGCATCAGCAAGCTGAAGTACGAGTTCCACGAGGAACGCCGTGCCAAGGAAGAGGCTGTACGCATCCGCGAAGAGGCGATTCGTTTCGCTGAATCTCAGAAGCGTGAAGTTGACGCCATGCGCAATCGTCTGAGCGAAGGCCAAGGTGCTGTCGTCACGCAGGCCAAGGCCCGGGTTGAGACCCAGCTGGACAGCGCCAAAGCTAAGTTCAAGCAGGCCTATGAGGCTGGCGACGCTGACGCGATGCTCGATGCCCAGACAAAGCTCAATGACCTACAAAACGAGATGTACCGGCTGACGAGCTACAGGCCCGCACCGGCAGAAGCGTCCAGTCCAGCCCCGCAAGCGGCCACCCCTGCGTCCTCCCCGCAGGTCCCAAAGCCGCCAAAGCGTGCGCTGGACTGGGCACAGAGCAATCCTTGGTTCCAAACCGATGAAGAGATGACGGGGTACGCGTACGGAGTACATGAGAAGCTCGTAAAGAGCGGAGTTGATCCGAACAGCGAAACGTACTACACTCAAATAGACGCTGCGGTTCGCCGCACGTTTCCTGATAAGTTTGACGAGCCTGAACCCGAGGTGAAGACGCAGGCACGTACAACTGGCTCAGTGGTTGCCCCGACGGCTCGTTCGTCGAAAACGCCACGCAAGGTCGTCCTCACCCAGTCTGCGGTGGCTCTCGCCAAGCGCCTTGGACTGACCCCTGAACAATACGCGGCGCAACTTATGAAGGAAAAGACCAATGGTTGATCGGACACCACGCACCCAAGAGACGCGCGAAGTAACGCAACGCAAGTCCACGTGGAAGCGACAATCAGTTATCCCTGCCCCCGAACCTCGCGACGGACTCAAGTTCCGCTGGATTCGCACATCATCTTTGGGCAACATGGATAACATGAACGTCTCCCGCCGGTTCCGTGAAGGATATGTGCCGGTCAAGGCCGAGGATTTTCCTGAACTGAAAGTTCTTTCCGATGTGGGCTCACGCTTCAAAGGGAACATCGAGGTTGGTGGTCTGCTTCTATGCAGCATCGCCGCGGACCTCGCAGACGATCGTGTTTACGGACAACTAGGTGAGGCGCAAGCCCAAATGGAAGCCGTCGACAGCAATTTCATGCGTGAAAACGATCCGCGCATGCCTGTTCTCCGCCCTGAGCGATCCACTCGCCAGACCAATTTCGGCAAGTAATACTTGCTACCATGAAACCCGTTCTTAGGAGAGAAACATGGCTACTGTCGCCACTCCCTACGGCCTCCGCGCAGTCCAAGCGATTGGCGGACGTCCGTTCAGCGGTGGGACCATCCGTGAATATAAGGTGTCAGCCAACAACGCTGCCGCCATTTTCAACGGTGATCTCGTCGTACTTAGCTCTGCTGGTCAGCCTTCGGCTGTCGGCACCTCGCCCGTTGCTGTAAAAATCCCGGCTACCGCCGCGGACGCGACTGCGGGCATCGTTGGTGTGTGCGTTGGTGCACGCTACGTAAACTCGGAAGGCCAGCCCACAGAGAACCACTCTCTGCCGGCGAACCTTGTCACCGGTGGCGCCACGGAAGTGTTCGTCAAGGTGATGGACGACCCAGCTGCACTGTTCCAAGTCAAGGGCAGCGCTGCATTGGGCACGTTCAACTCTGGCACCGCTGGCTCCGGCTGGCCGGGCGCGATCGGCAAGAACGCCGCTCTGGGCTTCGGCACTGCGGGTAGCACGTCGACTGGCAACTCGGGGGCAAACCTCGTGGTTGGCACCAATGGGGCAAGCCTCGCTGCAACGTCCACACTGGCCGTTCGCATCGTCGACATCGTCAAGGGTACTGAGGCGGACGCCTACCCTGAGTTCATCGTCAAGCTTAATGTCGGGGTTCACTCCTACGACAATTCGCTTGGTGTATAAGGAGGGTCATTGAATGGCTACCATTTCACGTTCCCAAATGCTCAAAGAGCTGGTCCCCGGCCTGAACGCCTTGTTCGGGTTGGAGTACGCTAAGTACGAAGACGAGCACGCTGAGATCTACGAGACCGAAAATTCGGAGCGCAGCTTCGAAGAAGAAGTCAAGCTGTCGGGCTTCGGCGCGGCACCTGTGAAGTCGGAAGGCGGAAGCATTACGTACGACACAGCGCAGGAAGCTTTCACCGCACGCTACAACCACGAAACCGTGGCGATGGGCTTCTCGATCACCGAGGAAGCGATGGAAGACAACCTGTACGACTCGCTGTCGGCTCGTTACACCAAGGCGCTCGCACGTGCCATGGCGTACACGAAGCAGGTCAAGGCAGCCTCGCTGCTGAACACCGGCTTCACCACGTTCACTGCCGGCGACGGTGTGACGCTGTTCAACACAGCGCACCCCACTGTTTCCGGTGCCACCAACAACAACCGTCCGCTTACTGACGCCGACCTGAACGAGACTTCTCTCGAGCAGTCTGTGATCGACATCGCGGCGTGGGTTGACGAACGTGGTCTGCTGATTGCAGCCCGTCCTCGCAAGCTGATCGTGCCCCCAGCACTGATGTTTGTGGCGACTCGCTTGATGCAGACTGAGCTGCGTCCGGCAACTGCCGACAACGACACCAACGCACTACGCGTCATGGGCTCGATTCCTGAAGGCCACGCGGTGAACCATTATCTGACCGATAATGACGCTTGGTTCATCAAGACCGATGTCCCCAACGGCATGAAGCACTTTGCTCGTGTTGCGATGCAGACCGGTATGGAAGGCGACTTCGATAGCGGAAATGTCAGGTACAAAGCACGCGAAAGATATTCTTTCGGAACAAGCGATCCGCTCGGCATGTATGCAAGCTCCGGCGCATAAAGCCAACAAAATCAAGTAGTTAAGGCCCGCCAAAGCGGGCCTTTTCTTTTTGTGTTGACTACAAGAAAACTACAAGAAAACTACAAGATAATACTACTGACTTGAAGCTTAGTAACGGAGAGTGACATGGCGGCGGCTCAAAAAAGATAGCGGTGTACCGTATAGAAAACATGGTGAGCGGGACGGCCGCTGGCGAAGGGAAAGTATAAGGGGTGGGCGTTCAGGCGTGCGTAGACAGACTGTTTTCTCTGTGCTACTTTAAGGGCAGGCAAAACTCAGCCATGCAGACAGGACGCCTACCTGACGCTACACAGACTGCACGGCGAAACCTTGTGTAGAAGGACCTGAATACAATGGC